TATACTATGATAAAAAAAAACTTAACGGAAAGTAAAATGAAATTGAAAGATTTGATAGTGGAGGGAGGCGCAGGTGGGCATATGGCACATCCGTTTGATATTCCTTCAGTAAAAAATGGAAAAGATCTAGTTAAAGTATTTGCGCGAGCAGCAGAGTATCTTAAGAAAGGCCCTGCATCAGTTAAGATTGACGGAGTAAATGCTTCTATACGATTGATTAACGTTGACGGCAGCCGTCAGTTTGTAATGGACCGCGGGTCAAATAAACCTTTAGATGTTAAAGGCGTGACAAAAGCAGACTTAGAAGACCGTTTCGGCGCTGGCCATGGAATGATAGTGACAGGAGGTAAGGTATTAGATATCTTTAACGACGCAATACCAGATATAACCATTCAACTTAAATCATTAGGATTATGGGATAACCCAAATATTCTATTTAATATTGAGTACGTAGCTGGCTCTACCAATGTATTATCGTATAATAAAAACTTCTTAGCAATACATGGATTACTAGAAATTGAACAAGTAACACCTAAGCGTCGTGCTACTAAAGAGGTAACTTATAATAAGAAGTCAATGCAAGATCTATTGAACAATTTAGCCCCAACTGCAAACGAATATGGGTTCGAAGTACTAGGGTCTGTGCCGACTACTTTAGATAAAGAACCTAACTTTGCTGGAGAGTTAGCTAAGAAATATGCAATAACCGTTAACGGTAAAAAGATATCAAAGACTTTAAGTCAGTGGCTAGCAGGAGCTACCAATGAAAAAGAAAGTACAGTTAAATTAGCTGACGGTAAAACAATTGGAGCTCAATCTAAACAAGTATTGCTAGCTTTATCGCAAGGCGAAGATGCTGCTAAAATGTTAGCTGATCCTAAGGATGTAGAAAAGGTAATTAACGGCTTTGTTATTTATTTGGCTACAATGGAATTGGGTAATGCAGTATTGGAAGCTTTAAGCTCACCATTAGGCCCTGTTAGAGATCATGAAGGTATTGTAATTAGAGATCCTAAGATATATGGCGAACCGTTTAAAATAACTGGACGATTTATTGTTAAAGGACTAGAATCTCAGTTTAGATAGATATTTATTAAAAAAGGAAATATATATGGCAACAGAAAAAGAACTACGTAATGAAATACGTAAACATGTACGTAATATGCTAGCCGAGTCAACTACTAACTCATTTATTAAAAATGTAGGGTCGCAGGTACGTGCTAGTTTAGGCAGTGGACGTTCAATGTTAGATAAGGCATTAGGCGGTATAGACGTTGAACGTCTTGCAAAACTACCTAAAATGAAAAAGGTAGGATTACTAACTACATTAATGAAAACATTTGGTATCACTGCTGACGAACTAACAGCATTACGTGGCCAAGTGGCACGTGGTCTTAAGGCCGATTCTACCATGGAAGAAGGCAAGCTTAATGAATTAAAGTTTAGATCTAATACAGCACCAGAAAAGCCGGCAGCGGGTGGCGCAGCTGGAGCAGGACAAGGATTAGGAGCAAAGCGTGGCGGATTGACAGCGAAAGATTTAGGCGGCGCATCTAATTTAAACCGCGCAGAAGAATTTATAACTGCTATTAAAAAGTTAGAAGATGCTGACGATAAACTAAAAGCTATTGGCTATGTATTAGCTAATATCGGAGTTACTCCGGAAGATTTGGTAAAAAATCTTAGTAAATTAAAAACGGCGATGAGAGTACAATCGAAAGGTCTTAAATAATAATGTCAAATAAGTTACAAAATTTAAAGGCTACAAAAGAATTGTTAGCCGGAACACATAGTACTCAAACACGTAAGTCATTTGGGTATGAAAGTAAATCTGATAGCAAACGTGCTGTAGGAGATATATGGATTGAGAAAGATCCTGCAGGTGTAGAATATAAAATAGAACAGAAAAACGGATTTCGTACTAAGACACCATTAAACAGTATTCTTAAACAAGTACGTGATATAATGTCTGTTCCTAAAGAATGTCCTTGCTGCAAAAAGAAAATGCGTGACGATGAAAAGGCTTTAAACTTTAAAATGTATTTCAAACATAAAAAATGTTTTGAATGTGTTATTAAGGAAGAGACAAATATTCGTTTGAAAGGCCAAGAGGCATGGGAAGAATATTCACGTAAGTTTATGTTAGCCAATGCAGAGGCATGGTTAGCTGATACAGATATGGAAGTTGAAATTTTGCGTAATTCACTTAAAGTGCAGTTTACACAAAATGCGGATGGTGGATTAGAAGAATGGGATCAAAGCTCATTCTTTGAAAAATTTGACAGTGACTATCAAGAATTGAGAAAAACTATAATAACAAACCTTAAAGGTGAAAATGGCAACTCCCAGGAAAGTAACTAAGGCAGCTGAGAAATTAGAAAAACATTCATCTGAAATGCAAGATACAGCAAAAAAATGGCAAGCTGCTGCCGGTAAAGACAAACAAAAGCTTTTAGACCAGTTAAAGAAGATGACATCTGAAAAGCGCGATTTGGAAAGTCAATTGCAAAGAGCAATTGCTGACTTAGATAAAGATACGGAATTGCAAATTGATGAAGTTCGTCGTTTAATTCGTAATATCATTCGTGAAGAAATTAAAAAGAGAAAGTAATGGCTAGAATAAAATTGACTAATATAATGAATGAATTGTTATGGGAGAATTGCCTTAACACACAACGTTCAATTCAATTGGAACATACGTTAACGGAAGAACAAAAGACACGTGGTATATTTAAAGAATACATATCGTATGTAAAAAACATAACGACTACAGAGCAATTTTCACTATTTCAAAATATCTTAGCTCCTAATTTAACAGAGGATATGAGTGATGATGATATGGCAGATTTAATTGCACAAGCAGCGCAAGAATTAGCAAGTAAATTGCCAGATGCTCAATATTTAACTGACCCAGAAAATATAGATGTCAGCGCTTTAGAAAAAGGCGATGTCGAAAATGGAATAAAAATAGACGGCGAGGAAACACAGACAGAGTCATATCAATCTAATACGCGTTTACTTGTTGAAGGCGTATTAATGACAATATTGGTCGCACCGGCTATAGGAAAATTAATAGCAAATATAATTGATTGGGTTAAACGTAATGTAGAATTTCCATCTGCAGAATCTTTAAAAGAAGCAGAGATTATAGATATTCTAATTTTAATACATGCATCCGCAAAGGCTAATAATAAAATACCTTCAAAGCAAGATGTTGTAGCGTTGGCTAAAAAAACTACATTTGACAAATTAGATAAAATGGTTACGTTTATTAACAAGTCAGGTACTGAGTTTAAATCGCCTAATATAAAAACTCCGATATATGATATGTACAGTTTCTATCCAAATCCTGATGCAGTATTAAATGAAAATATTGATATAGCATTCGACAGGATAGCGGCAGCTGTTAAAGCTGATGCTAAAAAACAAAAAAAGGCTGGTAAACACAGTGCAAAATTTTCTTCGGATGGCACGCAATCCCAACCAGTTGATAGTCATATGTTACATATATTAGAAGGTATGACATGGACATCATCTATAGCAAAATGGCTCGCTGATAAGAGTCATACGGCACATAAATGGATTTTAAAAATTGTAGGCATTATAATGACTCCTATATTCGCCGTACGTTATGGATTTTTTAGTAAGAGTGGATGGAAGAAAGCATGGGATAAGTCTCACGAATGGGCTAATGTAATGTACATTGCTGCAATGGCGTTATATCTAGGGGCCACTGGAATTAAAGCTTTATTATCAGATTCTAACGTGATAGAATTCATAAAAAATGCATTTGAATCAGTTGAAAAATTTATTGAGGCAGCGAAAGACACAATTAAAATCGGAGATCTATCAGTAGCCGCTGTTGAAGAATTTATAGTAATATCTGGAGCTTTACAAGAAGATTAATATGCAGAAATATTTAAAATATTGGTTATACGGATCAGCTGTATTAAGTATTATATTAATAATGGCGTTAGTAATTAGTTTATCAAATAGACCAAAAGTACCTAATACTATACAAGACTATAAACTACAACATCAAATTGATAGTTTAAATACAGTAATAGATGATAACGCTAATACACGGGTAAAGCTTAATTTACAAATCGATTCACTAAACAATTCAATTGCTCGTATAGAAACAAGCGTTGCCAGAAAACAAAAAGAAATACAACAATTACGGGAGAAATATGAAGAAACAATTGATCATGTTAATAGCTTTTCTAATGATGACATTAACAGCTATTTCACAAAAAGATATTCTGAGTGATAGTTTAGTTTGTCTACCGTCAGGTACGATGAAAGAAATTATTTTAGATTTAGAATCCGGTGACCTAGCCAGACGAGAAATTGCACTTGTTTACAGTATCAATATAGATTTAAGTAATACAATTGCCTTAAAAAATTCTATTATACTAAACCATCAGAAAAAAGAAACTACGTATATAACAGATATCAATTCATATAAACTAGTTATCGATGCTAAAAATACACAAATTGAATTAGTAAAAGCTGAAGCTAAAAAGTATCGTAGACAGCGTAATGGAGTACTTATTGGCGGATCTGCACTTTTAATTGCAATTCCTACATTAATTCTTGTTTATACGTTATAAATTTTATATATTAAAGAGTTATGTCAAAATCACTTAAAGAAATAATAGCAGACGAGTATAAAAAATGTGCAGCTGACCCTGTACATTTCATGCGTAAGTACTGTATAATTCAACACCCTACGAAAGGAAAGATGTATTTCAATTTATATCCTTTCCAAGAAGATACATTACATGACTTACGTGATAATCGTTATAACATTATTCTTAAGTCACGCCAATTGGGTATATCAACTTTAACAGCTGGTTATGCTCTTTGGGCTATGTTATTTAAAAATGACTATAACGTTCTAGTTATTGCTACTACTCAAGACGTTGCTAAAAACTTGGTAACAAAGGTAAGGGTGATGCATGATAATCTTCCGGCTTGGCTGAAAGGTAAATCAATGGAAGATAATAAATTGTCATTGCGTTTTAAGAATGGGTCACAAATTAAAGCTGTTTCTAGTACAGGCACTTCCGGCCGTTCTGAAGCATTATCACTATTGGTAATTGATGAGGCTGCATTTATTAAAGGCATTGATGAAATATGGACATCCGCACAGCAAACATTAGCAACGGGTGGTGGTGCTATTATATTATCTACACCTAATGGTACTGGTAATTTATTCCATAAACTATGGGTAGATGCAGAAGCTGGCGGTCAATTTAATCCTATTAAACTACACTGGTCACGTCATCCGGATCGCGATGAGACATGGCGTGAAGAACAGACTCGATTGCTAGGCGATAAAGAAGCAGCGCAAGAATGTGATTGTGACTTTATATCATCTGGACATACAGTAGTCGACGGTCCTATTATACAATGGTATGAACAAACATACGTTACAGATCCTTTAGAAAAAAGAGGATTTGACAGTAATTATTGGATATGGGAGTATGCCGACTTCAATAAAAGTTATGCAGTAGTAGCTGATGTCGCTCGTGGCGACGGTGCCGATAACTCCGCGTTTCATGTTATTGAAATAGAATCAATGACACAGGTAGCAGAATACCGCGGAAAGATAAGTACTACTGATTACGGAAACATGTTAATAACAGTTGCTACAGAATATAATAATGCTTTACTAGTAATAGAAAATGCAAATATAGGATGGGCAGTACTACAAGTTGCCATCGACCGTAACTATGAAAACTTGTATTATTCATATCGCCAAGATGCGTATATCGACGAAGAGGTTCATTTATCAAAGGGATATGACTTAAAATCTAAATCAGATAAAGTTCCCGGATTTTCAACTACTTCAAAAACAAGACCTTTAATGATATCTAAATTAGAAACATATTTTAGAGAAAAAGGTCCTATTGTTAAAAGTAAAAGACTAACAGATGAACTATATGTATTCATCTGGAATGGTAGTAGAGCAGAGGCTCAAAGAGGTTACAATGATGACTTGGTAATGTCATTTGCAATTGCATTATGGGTACGTGATACGGCATTACGTTTACGTCAACAAGGACTCGACCTGTCCAGAAAATCATTAGGCCATTTTGGAAAATCAAAAGGTGTGTATACATCCACTGGAAATTCTAGTAATGGCTCATGGGACTGGAACGGCGAAAAAGATGGCCTTACTTGGCTAATCTGATATTTATAAAAAAGAGATAAAATATGGCAGACACTTCATTATCGAGTCGGTTAAGACGGTTATTCTCAACTAACGTTATTGTTAGAAGAATAGGCAAAAATCAACTCAAAGCTATTGATACTAATAGATTACAATCATCAGGTGCATTATCAAGTAATAGATATATTGACCGATTTGCTGGATTGCAACGCGGCCAATCATATGGTACTTATAATCAATCATATACATTCCATACTTCTAAATTAGAATTATTTTCTGATTATGAATCAATGGATATGGATCCAATATTGGCATCAGCATTAGACATTTATGCAGATGAGTCGACTGTAAAGGATGCAGACGGGGATACTATAACCATTTCTACACCTAATAATGAAGTTTATAAAGTGTTACGTAATTTATTTTATGACATACTTAATATAGATTATAACTTATGGCCATGGATTAGAAACGCCTGTAAGTACGGAGATTTCTTTTTGTATCTAGATATTGAAGAGGAATTAGGTATTATCAATGTAATACCATTATCAGCATATGAGGTTCGTCGTGAAGAAGGGTATGATCCAAATAATCCATATGCATATCGATTCTTATTTGAAGGTACTCATACAATGTATTCTATGGGTAGAGGGGCATCTGACCGCGAGCCAATGGAAAATTATCAAGTAGCACACTTTAGATTATTATCAGATACTAACTTCCTTCCATATGGTAAATCAATGATTGAGCCAGCACGTAAGGTATGGAAACAATTAATGTTAATGGAAGATGCAATGTTAATTCATCGTATCATGCGCGCACCGGAACGTAGAATTTTTAAAATAGACGTAGGTAATTTACCGCCGGCTGAGGTTGATTCTCATATCGATGCCATTATTCAAAAGATGAAAAAGATTCCATATATGAATGAGCAGACCGGAGAGTATAATCTTAAATTTAATATGCAAAACATGTTAGAAGATTATTTCTTGCCAGTACGTGGAGGAGAATCTGGAACTGCCATTGAATCATTACCTGGATTGAGTAATGATGGCCAAATTGATGACATTGAATACTTGAGAAATAAAATGCATGCCGCATTAAAGATTCCAAAAGCGTTCTTAGGATATGATGAAGGTGTTGAAGGTAAAGCGACGTTAGCAGCAGAAGATGTACGTTTTGCTAGAACAATAGAACGTATACAAAAGATATTTGTATCTGAGTTAACTAAGATTGCAATTATACATTTATATGCTCAAGGATTTGAAGGTGAAGATTTAATTAACTTCTCATTGGCATTAACAAACCCTTCATTGATATATGAAAAGCAAAAGCTAGAAACTTTAGCTACTAAAGTTGAATTGGCAGGAAATCTTAAAGAATCTAAAATGTTTTCGGAAAAATGGATCTATGAAAACATCTTTAATTTAACTCAACAGGAATGGCAGACCGAACAAGATCAAGTAATTGAAGATCTTAAACAAGACTTCCGTAAAGAACAAATTTCTAGTGAAGGTAATGACCCTGTTAAAACTAATTTGAGTTTTGGTACGCCTCATGATATTGCATCAATGCATGTATCAACAAAATTTGACGGATTAGCGCCGGGTATGGAACAAGAACATGTAGCAGGCCCAGGACGTCCTAAAGACGCCAGTACATGGGGTAAACATTCTAGTCCGCATGGTAGAGATCCATTAGG